GCGAGGCGGGGCTGTAATCAAGCAACTGCTCAGCAGCCTTGGCGGCATTGGTCGAGTCCAAGAGCAGGGCAAGGCGCCGGCCGCGCAGACGGGCCCGGCAGTCGACACCCAGAATGGTCTTGATCCATTGAGCCAGCAGGACAGCCTCTTCCGCGTGGCGGGCCACGGAGCCAAGTTCGAAGCCGCGGGGGGTGCGGCGGCCGTGATCGCTGAACAGCCAGGCAATCGCTCGGGCACCGCAGAGCTCTAGGCAAGCCGAGGAGATCCGGCGGCTGCCGCGGGGTACGAAGAGGTTGTAGAGGGGCCGAAGACGATCGCTGGTGATTTTGAAGCGAAGCCCTGGCGATTGAGCAGTCCCCGGAGAAACCTGGGCGGCTGTCGGGAAAAAGTGCTGAATTTCAGCAACTTTTTCGTGGAAGTAGGCGGCCTGGCGCTGGGAGCCAGACCAGACGATCTCGATGTAACTGACCGTGGGGCGGCGCAACAGGTAGAAGCTGCCGCTGGAGACAAGGACAGAAGACAGGCCGCGAGCCTGGTCTGGCGTCATGCAAGTTTTCCCGATTCACCAGTCTTAGATTAAGACAGATCACGCGACACGGGAGACGCCACGCCATGTGGATCGACAACGATTTTCCAAAATTGCTTGGGGTTGAACTCCACCGGCCTCACCCGAGCTATGTGGTGGAAATGGTGTCGGCTCCCTTGGTCGTTTGGGATTGGGGTAAATCTCCCGGTCAGACCGTGCAGTTGGACCGCTACCGGTTGTGGGGGAACCCCGGCACCAAGGACAGCCGCAAGCGCACCGCTGACCAGACCCTTGGCACGGCTTCCTCCCGGAATATCGTCAAGGACAAAGTGCTGGTGAGCCTCGAGGAGTACACCGGCCCCGCCGACCCGAACGACCCCGCCGCGCCTTCGACCTTCAAGGTGGCCCGCGAGACCCTGCTCACCGGTCAGCGACTGCTGCTCGACTACGGGAACATCACTATGTTCCACCAGAGCATTGGTTCGATGACCATGCTCGATGACTACCGTCGTTGGAAGGATCGCGTCTTCTCCGACGAACTGTTCAAGGCTGAGTCCAATGGCCCGGCTAGTTCCACCAGGGGTGGCTATTATTACCCTGGTGCCAAGGCTCGCGCTGCCAGCGCACCATTCCTCACCTACGCCGGCACCGGCACCGACACCGGCAAATTCTCGGTCGTCAACGACTTGCTGCCTGTAGTCAAAGACATGGGCGAGCGGAATGTACCCCGCTTCGACGATGGCTATTACAGGGCCATCTACGCGCCAACCGCGGGCATGCACCTTCGTCAGGACAAGGATTTCCGGGAAGTCGCTCGCTACCCCGGCAATGGGGTGATCGATCCGATGAATCCGTCATTGCATCCCAACGCCCACAACTTCCTGGGCATGGGCCCCGCTTACGGGCAAGCCGGTTCGATCAACGGTCAGCAAACCTCGCCCACGGGCTTCCTTTTTGAAGGCGTCCGCTGGTTCGAGTCGACCAATCTGGCAGCCAAGAGCCTCCAGGCGACGATCACCAGTGCGTCGATCACCAACGCTGTGACCCCTACGGCTCCGATTTTGTTCTTCGGGCCCCAGTCGGTCGGCGTCGGCATCGGCGGCAAGGATGCCCAAATCCTGCTCAGCAACGATGACGACTTCGGACGTTTCATCATCATGGTGTGGAGCCTCTTCGGAGCGTTTGAACTTCTGAACAGGGATTTCGTGACGGTTGCCTACTCCTTCGTTTACTGATATTTCCCGCTAATCCTTATTCACCACTTGTAGGCGATCCTTCTCATGGCCAAGACCATCTACCCGGGCAACTACGTCAATCGCCTGTCGGGCTACCAAAACCAGGCCGTGCTTGCCGAGCCTGGCCGGGCCTTCTATCAGGTTCTCGGCTACGCCCTGATTACCGCCACTGGCGCCAACAGCTGGCCCATCACAATCCCCAGCCCCGATCTAAGGGCCGACGACAAACCTCGTCCCGATCGGGTCGGCTTGGTGATTCCTATTGGCGCCCAGCTGTACTCGATCGGTTTCCGAATCCCGGACATGCGCCGGGACCGCTCGGTTGGCGTCGCCACCAGTGGCCTAGTCGGTACCAACACCAATCGACTGAAGCTGGCGGACGCGGTGGCCAACGACAACACGATCACCGCCGCCAACGTGGCCACCAGCTCAGCTCTAGCTCCGGTGGCCTCGGCTACCATCACCCCCCGGCAGGTGCGTCAAAGCCTGATCACCCCTGTCGCTCTGACAGCTGCTGAGACCTTGCTGCTGATGACCACCGACAGCACCGGCACCGTGGCTGGCTCTAACCTGACATCCGACCTGATTGGCGGCACCCCGATCATCGTCGAGGTCAACTACATGCTCGATGACGACGTGGCTGGCCTCGAAGACGTCAAGCTGCCATTCCGGGTTGAGAACTGAGTCTTGCGCCAGGCTCAGTAAGATAAGGGCACTCGATGCGTCGGGTGCCCTTTTTTATGCCTGCCGCCATGGCTCTCGTCAAAGACACGACCACCGGCCAGATCGTCGAGCTCATCGGCTATCACGACGTCGACTTCGCGATGGTCAAGACCAACGACGGCCGCACTTACTACCCGCAATTGAAAAACCTGCTCTTCTTCGAACCAGGCGCAGGAACCAGCACCGATGGCCCCCAGCCCCAAAAAACAGCAGCCCAGCAGGCCGAGGATGAGATTCCGTCAAGCGCCATTCCTCCTGAAACCCGGATCAACCTCAATGCCGCCAGCGCTGAACAGCTGGTGGCTCTCAGGGGCATTGGCTACGCCACGGCGAAAAAGATCGTTGACTTGCGCAACTCCCTGCCTGGTGAGCGTTTCACCAACCTGGACCAACTGCGCACAATCGAACGAGTCGAGTGGAACGAAGTGCTAAAGCAAGACCAGTTCTTCGTTGGCTGAGCCTTAGACTGGCCCTGCACCCTCTGTGGGGTCGGTGGAACTTTCTTCTTACGACAAAAGCCGCACTCGGTTCCACCTGGGCATGAACTCCGGCGGTGGAATCCCCGCCGGCGACCTGTCGCGGCTGGAGGAGGCCATGGCGCGCATTCCGGATTCCTACTGGTACGAGAAGGTCACTGAGCACCTAGATCGCTGCGATCGCGCTTGGACGCTCTCAGAGGTTTTCGGTAGCGTCGATGGCCCCAGGCCATCGCGCATTGAGCGCTTCACTGGCGACACCGAACGGGCCATCTTCCAGTCCGATCCAATCAAAGCCGATCAGAATGGACGAGAAATTTACCTCCGAGAGGTGGACCGCTTGGCCGAAAGTCTCTACGTGTCGAATTATCGCCGCGAAGACGCTCGGCGCCACGCCTTCTGGGCTGCCGGCGCCGAGTTCGTCAATGCCCTGCCCGGCCCTGCCGACACCTCGGTGGTCGACCGGATCACACACCACATCGGAACCTCCAACTGGCGCTGACCATGAATCCATTCGGACCGGTGGCGCCTCAGCCTCCAGCACGCCGCCCCGTCGGCGGCAACGCTGCAGCAGATTACCGCGTGCCCGCCGGACAGGCTCCGATGCCAATGGCGCCTCAGCGCGCCCCCGCAAACAGTACCGCTAGCCGAAGCAACGCCGTAATGGCCCCCCTGGGCGCTTCCCGGAACGAGGCTCTGGTTCAAGCGGCCGGCAACGCCGGGATGCGCTTAGTGGATCCGGCCAGTCTCAGCACACCCGCCAGCAACGGCGTGCTGCCGGGTGCCCCTGGGAGTACCGGCCGCCGGATGCTTTCAGAACTTGGTGGCGGGCGACCCGTCCCAGTTTCAGCGGCCGACTTTGGCGCTGGCGGCGGGATTGCCCAGGGGGCCGCCTTCCCTGAGAGCGGCGATCGCTTCAGCGGCTTGCGCCCCGACCTGGCTGCCTGGGCGCGGAGCAATCAAGGTGCTGCCAGGGGTGCCGACGGGCTGAACATTGTCGATCGCTTTATGGCCAAGCAAGGCGCTGCGCCCCTTGTTACACCGGCGGGCTTGCCGCAAACCATGGCAATTGATGCTGCCCCTGGGCCTCTATTGACTAATGGGGCCGATACCGGCCTCACCGCCGAGCAGCAAACCCAGGCCGGCGCGGCAGCGGACTTCAACCTCAATGCCGACCTGATAGATCAGGTCCAACTGATGCGGGAGGCGTACCGCAATAACTCGCGCCCCAACCCTGGCGCTGCCAACCTTCCCTATTGAGATCGACCCATGTCTTCGAGTTCGACCAACAAACAGCCGCTGCTGATTGATCGCCCCCTATTCAAGATCGTCGGTGTCGGCGAGACTGCAGCCCTCTCGACACCAACCAACCTGCGAAGCCTCGTGCCAGCTGGTCTGCGCTTGCTTGTCGACAGCGGCAGCGATGGCTGCATGATCGACAGCATCACGGCGGTTGCCCCGGAGACGGGGATCACTGCTGCCCGCCTGATTGTGGTGGCCAGCGAGCAGTCCACGGCTGCAGGCCTGAGCAGCTCCAACGCCTGGACGGTGGCTAGCGCTGACTTTTTGTCACTTTCATTGGGGCAGCGGACCAACTTGCCGCTGTTGCCTTTGCTGGCTCCGGTGCCCAACCTGGCCTCACCAGCTGCGACCGTGGCAGCCTATCCGTCCGAGCTGGACAAGAAGAACACCGGGCTGATCCTGCCCCGTGGCTGGTATCTGTACGCAGGGGCCAGCGTGATTCTGCAGTCCAGCTTCGGGCCGTCCCAGGCAATTGTGGCGGCCCAGGGCGGGTTCTACTGATTCGGTGGCCCGAGGCAAGGGGTACGGCGCCAGTTTCGCGTTCCCGCGCCCCCGGGGCGGCGATGACTTCTCGAAGCCGGTAGCCGGCCGGGCGCGAGGGCTGTACTCCGGCTCGGGCCAGTCTGGCGGCATTCGGGTTCCGACCCTGATCGAGAGCTACGAGAAAGGCAGCGACTACCGGCGCTGGCAAGCCGGGATGCAGATGTTCTTCGGGGACGGCAAAGGCTGGCTTGATCAGCAACTGGCCTTCTACGCCCGCCTGAAGACCGGCCCCGGGACCGGGCCCATTCCCTTGGTCACCCAGGTGTTTGCCAGCCTGAACTCAGCCGAGTCAGCCTGGCATGTCACCCAGCGCCCCCGAGGCGCCTTGATTCTGCCTCAATCGATCAAGCCTGGCAGCTTGACTCTGGACCGGGACGACGTCGACCCCTCCAAGCACCGGCTGATCTACGACGTCAAGGGTGTTCTGGACCGGGACAAGTTGGCGGTGTGGCGCTCGTTCGTCGGCGATCAGTTTGAGGATTCAGCTGCTGGCTCTCTCTACCCGGAGGACCTGGCCGAAGACCCTGTCGGTGCGGTGGCGCTGACCCTGATCGAAGTGGACGTTTCGAAGTTCCAGTTGATCTTCGATTTGTCTAGACCCTTTATCCGCCAGATGTCTGGCCCCAGGAGCTACTGGAGGCGTATTGGCTATAGCCCGCAGGCACCGGTCTTCTGGCGGGCTGATGCAACCCGGCACCTGTGCAGTTCACACCGCTTCGAGTGCAGCTGCCCGGACTACCAGGGCCGGCAGATTGCCGATTTAATGAGCACCGGCGGATCGGCACGAGACCGCTTCCCGGTCGCATCTGCCGGGCGCGGCGAGCAGGCCCCTTGGGAGCAGGAGTCGATTGGCTACAGCAAGAAATGGCGGGACTTGGACCGGCGGGTGGACCGGCGCCGGGAGTGCAAGCACATCCACGCCATGCGTTGGCAAGCAGGCGTGCCGTTCTACGAGCCCAGCGATTACCCCTCGATGGAGGACAGGCAGTGGGTGGACGAGCGCTCCCTGCTGGATCGAGACTACACATTCAAGGAGCTGGGGCGGGCCCTGGGCCAGCAGCTGATCACCTTCGATCGACTGCTGCTGGCGGTGGCCCCGTCGATCGGCCTTGAGCTGGACCCCACTGGAGAGCTGCGGGGCGGGGCCCCCACCTTCCGGCCCGTCAATCAGCCGATCCTGTGGACTGATCCGGCCGAGCCGCCCTACTCCTGGTGTCGGCAAAACGACTGGTGGAGCCCCAGAGGGACCACGGAAGTGTGGTTGTTCGATCCGCCCTCGGGCGGCTTTGTGCAACAGCTCGATGGAGTCGACATCTTGCAGCTGGTGCCGGTGCTGGGCATCGGGCCCGACGGACCGGTGCTTCCTGGGCGGCGTGTGGCGCGCCTGGAGATTCGGCTGCTGGGGGCAGGGGCATTGGGAGTTGCCAGGCCCAAGACCAAACGCCGCTCCCGCGGCACCCTGGCAGGCCGCGGTGGCCTGGGTGGCTCCCGCCTGGTGATGACCATGAATTTGCAGTCGGCCCTAGTTGGTCGGGGCTCACTGGGGCCCCTGGTACTGTTTGCTGCACCGGCAGCCGACCTCAGCGGCGCCTTGCGAGGCCAGGGGGCGCTCGGGCTTGGTACCTTGAGCGCAGTGGCCACCCACGGCCTGGAGACGGCGCAAAGGGGCGCAGGCGGGCTGCAGGCGACGCTCAAGTCCGGGCCGCCACGCGATTACTTCGCCAGCTGGGTCGTGCAGCGCTATGGAACCGAAGAGCTGGGCCTCATAGAGTGGTGGGGGAGCTAAGGGTTTATGGCCGCACCGAATCTCAGGGAGCCAAGCCTCGTCACCGGCGAGACGATTGGCTACGCGGTGACAACGACCCTGGCGGATGCGCTGACCAACGCGGCGGCCAGTGGCAAGGTGTTCAAGATCAATGCGGTCTACTGCGCCAATGTCGACGGCAGCCTGATCGCGAAGATTGACCTGGTGTGGCGGCGTTCAGGGGTGGACACCCACCTGGCCAAATTGATCTCGGTGCCCGCCGGCGCGACGCAGGTCCTGGTGGCCCGTGAGGCTTACATCTACCTGAAAGAAGGCGACAGCCTCAGGGCCAAGGCGGACGTGGCTGGCGATCTGGAGCTAACGATCAGTTACGAGGACATCAGCTAATGCTGGGTTTCAACGGCGGCTTGATCGGGGTGCCGAGAGCGCCGACAGCAGGTGCAGCGACGGGACTGTGGCTGCCAAACGAGCAGTCGATGGCGAGGAGGGCGGGCCAGTGGCCGGTTGCGAACGACCCGTTCTTGGGCGACGTCACGGCGCTGTTCCTGATGAACGGAGACGACGAGAGCACCGCGTTCGTTGACAGTGGCCCGGACGGGAAAGCGGTTACCGTCCTTGGCAACGCTCAACTCAGCACGGCTGCCAGTCAGTTCGGCGAATCCAGCGCCTTGTTCGACGGCAGTGGTGACGCCCTGCGATGGAGCGGAGAAACATTTGCAGGGGACTTCACGGCAGAGCTGTGGTGGAATGCAGTGAACGCACTGGAAGACAGGTGCATGCTGGGTGCCACTTTGGGTGCTAGCGGGAACCAGCAGATATTCAGGCTTAACGAAGACTCGCCATCTTCTGGCGGCATCACTGTTTACGCCAACAGCTACGCTTTCAGCCGCGTAGTACCAAGCCCCGCACTGACTTCTGGCGTATTCAATCATATCGCGCTAACTAGAAATGGTCAAGTGTTACGGCTTTTCCTTAATGGACTGCTTGTTGGAACCAATAGTAATTACACGTCTACTTTTTTTATCGACACTATCGGCGCAGGGTATGCTGGCAGTAATAATTACTGGAGAGGATACCTCGACTGCGTTAGGTTTACTGCAGCTTGCCGGTACACGGCTCCGTTTAGCGTGCCTGCGACCGAGCCTCCCGTTCCCTGAGACCCGCGACAGGCATCAGGCAAACCCCTTGGGCTTGGTAGCCAGGGGCGACCGGGCCGGGCCAGGGCGTAGCTGCCCGGAAACGCGCCCTGGGAAGGCGTTTCCGAGGACCCGCTGCAAACGCCAGTTGAGACGCTCTTCATGGAAAGCGCAGAGGGCTCTGAGCATCCCAGCGCGCTCGGCTTCTCCAGTCTCGGGGAAACCGGTCAAGTCTTAGGCAATCTTGAAATCTCCAATCCGTTCGCTGTCGAGCTGCATGTCAGGTTGTTGCATCGGGCCTGATCGTGTCTTCGATCGTGTATGGTTTCTGCTCGATGTGCTTATACTTCTCGCGAAGCGCGACCATCTGCTTCTCGACAAACTCGTACGTGCCGCGGCAGTCGACGCTTGGCGGGCGGTCGTCGTTGAGCTTGCCGGCCGCTTGCGCGTCGAGCAAGATCGCGCAGCAGGCCATGATGTTGCCGAGGTGGTGACAGCCGTCAACGGGGTCAAGCTCTTCGCCTGAGATGTAACCGTCAAGGTGGCGTTTGATCGCCGAAACGTAAGTGCTGCTCCGCACGCCAGCAATTCGCCAGTTCCAGGCTTGATACTTGCACATGCCAGAGAACTGGGCGAGAGCCCAGTGAGCTGCTGCGATCGGGGAGCACAGCGCGAGCGGGACTTTCCTGTCTCCGATCGCTGTTTTGGGGTTGGTGGGCTTGAGGTCGTCTTCGGCGGGCGAAGCAGGCTGCCCGCTGAGCGCGGCCTCTCCCTCTTGGTGAATCCGCTCGACGTGGTGTAAAGCTTCGGCGGTGGTCAGCCACGGCTGCGTAATTCGATCGTTCGAGTAGCTCAAGGTGTCGCAAGCCAGTCCCAGTATTATGCAAGGTGTGTCAACCTTGTGTCAATGGACAACGGAAAACGGCGCCTGGCATCGGCCGCCATGGTGGTGGCATCGAGGGCCTTCCTGCAGCGGCTGACCGATCCGGCCGAGTCGCGCAACCTGTCGATGGAGCTGAGGATCGCGGCCCGCACAATGTTGCGCCACTACCCAAGCACCGAGAAGCTGCGCGAGATCGTCGAGAAAGGTATGGGCCTGACCTTGGACCCGCGGCCGGGGGCGGATAAATCTTCCCGGTAGACTCGTGAGACGACCGTGATCACGCCATGCTCCCCGCCTTAAAGACGGCCGCGATGAGCGGGGCGCTGGGACTCGCCGGGGCCGGGGTGGCCGACATGACGGTCAACGACGCAATGGATCGCTCGGCTAGTTCATTGCAGGAGTTGCGAAACTACGCGGCAAGCCTTGACCCCCGGGCGATGCAAGTCGTACTTGCGACCGTCAACCAGGCACCAGACCCTGTTGCTCGCGAGATGATCATGGACGCTCTCAAGGGCACGCCCGCGGAGCAGATCCTGGCGGGTATGCCCGCGGCTCCCAAGGAGTTCAAGGCCGCCGTCAAGCTCGCCTCCCAAGTCAGCGCAGGAGCGCCGGACCTGGCAGCCGCCGCGCTTGGTGTCGGCCAGAGAATGACCGCCTTCGACGCGGAAGTAGCGGAGCGCGGACAGAGCATTGACCAGGTGGTGCCAGCACTGGAGGCCGGCGCCGGCACCAGTCCCCTGCCAGCGCTCTTGGGCGGAGCCGGGCTAGGCAGCGGCGGGGCGATCCTGCAGCACCTGCTGAACCGGATGGACGCCAAGGCGAATGAGCCGTCTCCGGCGGTGAATGCGTTCAAGATGCGGCGGAGTTGAGCCGCCTGGCACCGGAGAGCAACCGACGCGACCGCAGGGGCAAGCCCGCCGCTACCCCTTGCTGACCCCGGGCGAATCAAGCAGGGGCACCAGAGAGGCCTGAAGCCCAGCAGCGCACAGGGCCCGGGCGGTCGATCCGCCGTCCGCCACGCAGAACTGGGCCCCGAGCTGCACGCAGCGACCGCGCTCGCCGTCCAGGACCCGGGCCACCACTGGCACCAGCGCTTCCGCCGTCTCCCGTTTCATTGCGTCAGGCCTGTGACGCTGCAGGCAATCCCGCAGCCGGTGCTGGACGGCAGTGTCGCCGGCCTGGTTCACCGGCAGATCCACCACCAGCAGGTGCAGATCATCAATGCTGCAGCAATCGTCCACAATCAGCTGCACCCGTTCGTCGCGGCGGTCTACTCCCGCCCACACCAGCAGGCGGGCGTCCAGTATCAAGTGATCCGCCAAGCGGGCAAACGACTTAGGGAACACCACCGCCTCGCAACTGCCGGTGAGATCCTCCAGCCGCAGCACTGCCAT